TAGAAAAGTATCTCTCTGGTGAAATTGTCGGTGCCTAGTTTTTCAATGTCTGCGGATAGTTCTGCGCTGGATCCATAATATTGTTGCCAATCTGAATCAATCTTGCTGCGTATGCGTTTTTTCTTCTTGATGCCGTTTTTTTGTTTGACTGTTCTGTAAGTGGTTTTTGAGAACTTTGCCAGTTTTTTGCCTATGTATTTGCGCCCAGTAAGATTATTTGTGATCAAGTAAACAAACCCCACACATGTTTCGGGCAATGTCTCCACTGGGATGTTTTGATATAGCCATGTCATGTTGCAGTTTTATTACTTGAGTCATATAGTTATGCCTTGCAGGTGAATTTTAAATAAAAAGTTATTGTGCTTGTTGTTGATGTAATTGAAATACAGTTTTTTTCTTTTTGGTTGGGTGAATGTGATAAGTTTCTAAAAGACTTAGTATTTTTTTCAGCTCTGCACGAGAATTAGGTTGGCTGTATCCCAACGCAAAACTGGTTTCGTGCAACTCTACCCTACGACGTATCCGTTCAGGTAAAGTCAGATCTGGGTTGTTTCGGTTGATCCAGGCATAAAGCGTATCTGAATCTTTTTCATTCTGATGTGCATCTTCAATTTGATACATTCGATCTCGATACAGCGGAGTATCTTTTATTATGTGCATGGTAGTGCCCCATCGTATCATGAAAATTGTTGCCATGTCTGCATAAATCTTATAACGATGCAAACGATCTAAGTTGATCTCATGATCTTGCTGTGTTTCTTCTGGGTGCCCTACAATCATAAGAAAAATGTTTGGTATAGCCCATCTTCCACATTGCTCTAGATGATAATCAATGCTGGCGTCGTTGAATTTTTTCTTCATGGCATTGCGTATTTTTTCACTGAAACTTTCTATGCCAACGGATATTTGTCTAACTCCAGCATAGTGCATCAATTCATACATTATTTTAGGTTGAGATACCTGATCGCGACAGATGAATTGTCCGCTATAAGTTATGTCTTGTAAAAACGGATCTCGTGCGCGAGCTTCGGCCAATAAGCCATTGAACTTTATCCACCCTGATATACTGCCGTTGATGAGGCTGTCGGTGAATTCAAATCGTTTGATATTATACTCTTTGGCATGTGCGATTATTTCTGCTACTTGGCTTTCTGGTGATCGATATCGAAAAGCCGGCCAAATTGTTTCAATGTCACAGAATGTGCATTTTCTCACACAGCCTCTACTGCCGGTGATAAGCAACCGATTGTCTCGATATCCCGCAAAATTAAAATTGCTGTAGTCAGGCAACATCAGCTGATCTAGGTCATCAATCTGAATAGGATCATTTTTGTCTATGCCAGGATGCGTTGAGTTTTTCAACAAAGCATCTAGACTTTGCTCACCTTCACCAAATATAACACGATCTGCCCAGGCTTGGTCGAGTATCTGTTGACCAAATGTAGTGTAGTCGGTGAGACTTTTCATAGAACTACTGACACCGGCACCGCCTACTATGATTTGGCAAGTGGGTAACTCCTGCCGTATCATAGGCAATAGTAATTGTGCAAATGTTATGCTTTGGAAAGTGAATACGCTTACCGCGATGCATGCCGGTTGTTGCAAACTCCACTCACTAATTTTTTCTTGTAATATCGATGTGATATTTGTTTTTACTGGGTGTTCCAATGGTGCTATCAATTCACACCAGGCATGCATATTTTCTAAATCTGCCTCCTGCAGTCTATTGTGTATCTCTAGGTTAAGGTCACTGATCGACACTCTGAATCCATTGGCTTTAAAAACCGGAACGATGGCGGCCAGGCCTGCTGAAGGATACAATGATTCAGCCAATGGGATACTAACTAATATGGCTGTTTTCAATTAGTTTCTCTTTTAATAACATTACAATGTCGCTATTGCTATGCCGGCCGACCACTCGATCGATAACAATGTCACCAGGGTTATCACCTAAACTATTCAGTCGGCCTTGAAGATCTCGATCTCGATATTTTGTAAAAAAATCTTGATCTAGGAAGAACTTCATGCAGTGATTTTGTAACTCTACATTGGCCAACCATTTGTTAATTAAAAATCCGTTGATTCTCAAGATAGGATTCAGACCCCACGGTTGAAAGTATATGCAGATCTCTTGTGGTTGGACAGACCACTTGATTGTCCATGCTGCTGTGGAAATATTATTTGGAGTGACTTCTACCTCGTTGATGGTTAAGCTGAAATTTTCTAATTGCTTGTTTTCTAACTCAACGATTACTTTGCTGATATTATCCATACAAATTGTACTTATGCAAGATCTATGTCCGTTGAGTATGAGGTGAAACCGTTCTCTTTCACCACCCGGAGAATGTTCTCTACCCTGCTGGTGAGTTCGTCTCTGTGACTCACAAGCCAGATTGATTTGTGTCGTTCTCGGCTCATCTTCTTCAGCAAGGCCAAGGCATTCTCCACACCTTGTGTGTCCAGGCCCGAATCAATCATCTCGTCAATGAACAAGATGTTGATGGGCTGGTATAGACTCTCCCACACATCGCGGAACGCCCAACTCATGCTGAGTATCAGTCGGTTGCGTTCGCCACGCGACAAGTTGTCAAAGTCCAGTTCACGACCTAGTTCTTCAATGCTCACAGTGAGATCGTTTTGAAACTTCACAGTGTGTGGCAATCCAATGCGATCAAGATAGTGTGTGAGTCGACTGTTGAGATAACTCAAGTTCTGGTCAATGATCTTTTTACGCACAAATGAATCTTTGCTGGTGAGCAGTTTGAGCAAGAACTCCTGATGCTCCTGCACTCTAGTGAATTCGTTCAAGGTGTCATACAAAACTGCCTGTAATGCCTGCTCGTTCATATCCGTGATTTGTTCGCTATAGGGATCAGTCTCGGCGGATCGAGTGACAAGATCCTTGTTCAAGGTATCCACAGTGTTTTTGTGGTTCAGCGCCTGTTCCAGACTATCATAAAACACTTTTGGTGCTGTGCCCAATGTACCAAGTTCCTTGAGTCGATCCTGATGTTCCTGTCGTTGAGTGTCATTGGTCAACACTTGCAATGAGATTTCTAGTAGAGTCTTCTCACGCTGTGCTTTTACAGTGTCAAGGCTGTTGTCGTGTATGTCTGTGCCGCAAGCAAAACACTTGTGGCTGGCAATCTGCGTGAGATCTTTTTCAATCTGGGCCATTTGCTTCAGCAGTTTTGCATCGTCGGCATCGATTTGCCGGATCCAGCGTGTGGCCTCGTCTATAGCTTTTTTACCAATATTGTAAGTGTCAAGATCTCTGTGTGCTTGAACCTCGGCTGCGATATCAATGTGCTCAAGATCAGCGATGCCTTGTGCCAATGCCTCCGTATCTTCTGTTTGCTTGCGTAGCCACAAGGTCCGTCGTTTTTCTAGACTGGCAATCTGTTCTTCAATGCGCCGGTTGGCTTCCTGCACAGCACGGATTCGCAGTTCTTCCGATTGGATGGAGTCTTTGGTCTGTCTGTTGAGTTCTTTGATGCGGTCGGCACGCTCGCTCAGCAGTGTGATGCCCAGCAGTTGTTCAATTATAGTTCGTTGTTCGTTGGCTTTGAGACTCAAGAACGGCGGCGTATATGTGTTCAAGGCAACAATATGTTGGAACATGTCGTGGCTCATGCCCAGCACACGCTCAATGGCTTCTTGCGTTTCTCTTGAATCGCCTTGTGCTTCGTCTTGTGCGGTTTGGTGTTCGTCGTTCACATAAAACCGGAGCACATTGGGTTTGCGTCCACGCTCGATTCTGTAGTTCTGCCCGCCCACACTGAAGTCCAGGCTGATCAGCATGTGTTTGGCGTTGGTCTTGTTCACAAGATTGTCTTTGCGGATGTTGCTCAATGCCTGCCCGTACAGGGCATAGCTGAGTGCATTGATGATGGTGGTCTTGCCTGTGCCATTGCGTGATCCATCGCCGCCCATGTCCAAGTTCTCGCCCAGCACCAGGGTGAGGTCACTTCGGTCAAAGTCGATACCCTGCGTGGTATTGCCCACGCTCATGAAGTTTTTTACTGTGAGATCGCGTAGATGGATCATTGGTTGTATAACATAGGAAAAATATCTCTACTGTATAAATTACGTCTCTTATCTAACACACTTAAAAAGTCTAATGTATTATTCATATTTGTTTCGAGATTTGGTGTATCAATAAAATTATACATTAAATTTATAGATTTGTAAAGCCAATATCGCGGATCAGCAGCAGACATTTCAAGTTTAATTTTTTCTTTTACTCGTGCCAGGATAGTATCGGGCAGTCCTCTTAGGTCCAGCGCAAGCGGAGAAGTTAGATTCTGGATCATAAACGTATTTTCATGGAAGCCGATATTTTTCAAAAAATCTACACAATCAAATATAGATGTTGAATTTAGAACACACCATACCATATTAAAATTTATGTCAAATTGCTGATCTTTGAGATACAACAAATTGCGATAGAATCTATCCCAATTGCCCGGATATCTAATGTACTCAAACTCTGCTCCCATGGCATCCACACTCACTGTCCATTTTACATTTTTGAACGTGATTAGCTTTTTAAAAATCCGGTTGTCAATCATAGACAAGTTGGTGTTGATTCTGATTTCTACGTCAGGATTCTTATCTTTAAGAATATTCAGCAATTCTAAATTTTCTTTGATCAACAGTGGCTCGCCACCTGCTAGATAAACATGAGTTATGTTGTGTAGATTTTCAAAAATATATTTTTTGTTTTTTCCAAGAACATCCTCATCTATAGTGAATGACTTATCTTTCAACTCATTTGCCCATTGACTACTGAGGTCTGGACCACAATATACACAAGAAAAATTACAGGTATTTCTCCATCGAAGATCCAAAACTTTTAGATTGAAATTTTCAGCTCTGTCATACAAGTCTAGTTTGACCTGTTTGATTCCATACTTTTTATACCAAGATCTATTGCTTGAACCAAAATGCTGAGCTTGATCTGTGTTGTTGTCTTCTACAGAATAACAAGCATTGCATCTTGGATGGCGAAGGCCATTTAACATATCTTGTTTGACCATCACATTGTTAGGTCCGGTAAGTATTTTTTCAACAGGCTGGTTGTGCAAATTGCCAAGATCTAAATGTGAAATCGCACAATTTTTTATGTTACCGTCCGGATTAACATACACACCGATCCACGGCAATGAGCAGAGAGCAGGATGTTTAAAATACTCAGATGGGGTCATATGTTTAATTTTTTTATAAGTTCTTCGACATATTGATCAGTTTGATCGCCCAAATGTTTTGGATGTACAATGATCATACGACATGCTGATAAATTAGAAAGAACATCATGTGTATGACACAGTGCAATTTTCTGTGTGAGATATTCTAACAAAAATGTGTCACTCCACCCGGGATCCTGTATCACAGCACGACTTCCTATACTGATGATCACTCCGTGATTCCAAGATCTCGCCAGGCGATACAGGATCTGACTTTGTGCATAATCAGGTTTGGCATTGTTTATGAACAAATCAAACCCCTGAACCTGTGCCAACATATCACTAACTTTGGCATAGTCTCGCAGATCATACCCGTTAGATCTACTGAATCCAAATGTGTCATATCCATGTTTACCTAGTAATCTAAAAAAACTATTACCAAGCCCGGTGGTATGTCCGGTTATCGCTGCTTTCATAGATTTTGATATATTTTTAATAACAGTTTGTTGTCGTAGAATTCTGATTCAATGTTGGTGATCTGGTCTGTAACGATCTGATCTACACTTTCAAACTTGATCTCACCAGGTGCCATATCTGTGTCCACGGATGAGTTCTTGTTGGGTATCAAGGCCATCTCTCTAAGACCGTAGTCCTTGATGTATGTTTCTTTGATAAAGTTGGCTTCTTCGTATGAAATCTCAATGTCCAAGTTCACACGCACATGCATGCGAGGTGCAAGCAATGTGGCTGCATTGTCAATGATGTTGGCCAAGCCCAACACACGATATCTAGGTTGATCTGGCCAGGCATGAAACTCAGGCTCCTGCCCCCATTCCAATATCATCATACCACGAGCATCGTCACCGGCATCGGCATAATTGTGTGGAAAGCAGTTGCCTATGTAGGTGATGTTCTTCTTGGTCTGCCGTTTGTGAAAGTGACCGGTGAACACATGTTCAAAGTTCGTAAAGTCTTCTCTGCGAATCTCACCGTGATCCGGCATCTCCACCATGGCGTTCATGAGGTATCCGGGTAGTTCAAAGTGTCCAAACATGTATTTGCCCGTTAGTTTGGGAATACGCTTGTGATCGTCACCCACCAGCCAAGGAGCAATGACCACATCACCACTGCTGAACCAATCATTGCAAATTTCAACATTGGGCAAATGCCTAGCCCACTCTACACTTTGTATATCACGCTTGTCGCGATAGTAAAGGTCGTGATTGCCAGGAATAAAAAACACACGATCAAAGTTGGCATTCATGTGCTCCAGTGCTCTGAGACTGTAGTTCAAGGTGACGATGTTGAGACTAGCACGGTTGTTGTGCCAATCGCCTAGGAACATGCAGGTCTCACACCCTTCTGCCCGGGCTTTGGCAGTGGCCCACTTTACAAAGTTCAAGCAGTCCTCGTTGTGAGTAACACTGTTGCTTTTGAGTCCAAAGTGTATGTCCGTGAAGATCGCGGCCTTGCGGAATAGATTAGTCATCCTTTGATTATACTACTCATCCAGGGTGCTTACAACCGGACCGGACATGGCTTCCATTGAATGTTTGCCGGAATTTTGTCGGGTCCATGAAGGATTCAAGCCATTCATCTCAAGAATATCATCACGGATGTTCTGCATCTTCTTTTCGATGTTCAAGATACGAGTGAAGCTATTGGTGATGGCAGCAGTGTAATACGCAAAAGGATTCTGTGATTTGGATTCGTCAAACTGCAAACCAATCTGGCTGAGCTGTAACAGGGCCTGCCCGCGCATTTCTTCATTGTAGGTATATCCGCGCCAGTTTGATCTTGTGGCATAGCGTTCGCACAGTTTCATAAACATGCGGGCCAGGGTGCGGGTCATCTCACCGTGATCTTTGGAAAACTCTCCGGTTTCAAGATCACCACGCCAATGGCTTTTGCCCACCAACACAGGTTGTTTTTTGTCATCCACACGATAGTGAAAGAACGGAGGAAAGTTCACTCGCATGTGTGTGGGATCCAGTATCACTTCGTCAATCAGGCCGGCCAGCGGATCATCCTCTACTGGATCTTCTAGTTCTAATAATTCTTCTAACTTGCGCTTTTTAGCAGCAGCCTTGGTGATCTTCTTGGGTGCCATGGGTATGTGTTCCCAGGTCATGACTCGGAAAACTATGTCTGTGTTGGGTATTTTCTTGGGATCCACGATCTCACCTGTTTCACGCTTGATGCGATCTGCACGATTACGGCGTGCTTCTGCTGTGGTTTTCTGATTGATTTTGCTTATATCAAGCAAGATAATGTCGTATTGATGATCCAGATCAGGGTTGACGTAGGCACAATAGTTTTTCTTGCTTAGGTGGATTTCTTTGAGAATATCTCTGTTGTTGAGATAGTTGGTTTTTGGTGTTGCTCTTGCGATGGTGGCCATCAGGCAGTATCCTTAAAATGTTAT